AAAAGGACAAAACTTTCGCATCCTTGTATTCGATACAACCGCGAGCAAGTTTAAATGTATAGGCATGTCGAACTCGTGCACTGTGAATCTCACGGCGAATACTGACGATGCGTCAACCAAAGACGATGTGGGCGGCAGCGCAAAGCCAGAGGTGACCAGTAACGCATGGTCGGTATCGTGCGAGTCGCTGAACGTGGTGGATGCCGGTGCTATGCTCACCGCCATCAAGTCGATGACTCCGTTCACACTGATGTGGGACGAGACATCGACCACCGACAACCAGAGCATCGAGGAAGCAAGTTATGCTCGCAAAGGTCAGGCGTTCCTAAACGACCTAACCTTGCAATTTGACGATCGAACAAATAGCGCAAAAAGTCTCCAATTTACAGGTTCGTCCGCATTGGAGAAGCTGACTACCACGCCCAGCACCGAGGCTATTGCTGCTGGCAGCTACACCAAGGGTCAGTTCGTTCGCCTGTTCCTCAGTGATAGCAGCAATCCTGCCCTGGTTATTGCAGGTGCAAAAACGTTGTCCCTGCATGTCAGCCTAAGTATGGAATCAGCTACGACCAAAGATACGCCTGGAACATTCGACGTACAAGAACCTACTGGCTACACCTACGACATCAGCAGCAATGCACTCGTCGCCAGCAACGAGACCATCACGTCAAGTGTTGACGGTCAGACGCTCGCTACGCTGATGGAGTTCTACGAGTCCAGTGACCTGCTCTACTGGCAGATTGCCAACGTGAGCGGTGCCAACCAGCGCACGAAGGGCAGCGTCATCGCCAGCGGTCAGTGCCGCATCAGCTCGATTGCTATCAATGCAGCCAACCGACAGGTGGCAACCTACGACACTCAGTTGTCAGGCTACGGCGACCTCACAGTAGGCGCATAACACTCTACAAGGCCGCTCGACTGTCTGTTCTATCACGACCAGCAGACGGGCGGTTTTTTCTTTTACTGTGCTTCGCGGTTTTGCCGCGAAGAATTAGGAACTATCAAATCCCAGAAGATTATGATTACAAAAGAAATTACACTTTGCGGCAAGCCCGTGACGCTTGCCTATTGTTTCGCCACAGAAATCAGTTACAAGATTCTGAGTGACGAGGACATCCACACGTTCCTACAGGAAGCGGTGAACGCCATCAATGAGAAGCGGATGCCAGACATTCGACGCAGCATCTACCTGCTTCTGGCAGCGATGAACGCCTATTACGAAAGCAAGGGCAAGAAGACACCCATCACTGACAAACAGCTGATGTATGAGGTGACGCCAGAGGAGATGGGAACCGCCATTGGTACCGTCATCGGACTGTGGCTGGAGTTCAACCACATTCCCAGCGATGAGCCTGAAGACAAACCTGCTACCGACGAGGACAAAGGAAAAAACGCCTAACCGCCTGCGACCTGTACCAGCAGTTTGTAGGCGAAATAGGAATCGGCCGACACGAATTTCTCTATGAGATAAGGCTGTGGGAGGCCAGTCGTATCATTCGTGGCTATCGTCGTCGCAGAATCCTTCAGTATCAGCTTCAGCGCATGCAAGTTTGGGCCTCTATGTTCTGTATGGGCAATCCTGAGAAGGTGGCACCCAACGACGTTGTGAAGCTCTACTTCGACGATGACGATGATGATCGCAGCGCAGGTCTCAGCGAAGAAGACGCAGCAAGCCTCCAGGCTGAGATGGATGCTATGAACAAGGCCCTCAAGAAAAAGGCGAAAAGGAAAAAGAAGTAAACCTATACCGCATTCACGCCAGCTATGTATAACAGCATAACTGGCATTTTTTATAATAAGATATGAGTGAAAATATCATAAAACTCAGGATCGACTCCAAGGAGTACGATGCCAACATCAGGCGTGCTGGACAAGCCTTGACCGACTATTTCAATAAGGTCAAAGAGGGCGGTGGCACGCTGAAGTATCTTGATGATGGTGTGTTGGATGCAGTCAAGGCGATGGGTGAGCTTGGTACACAGGCAAACAACACCCGTGGTGGTCTGCGTGAATTGACGCAGGCTATTACCGATATGACCATAGCCTACCGCAATTTGACTGACGAGGAGCGCAACAGTCCACTGGGCGAGGCTATGCAGCAGAGCATCCAGCAGATGACCGACCGTGCCGGTGCGATGAAGGATGCGATGGTGGATGTGCAAAAGGCCATCACCAAGACAGCCAGCGATACCCGCACATTTGATCAGTTGGCTGGTGCTGTGACGTTTGCCACCAGTGCATTCCAGACATTGCAGGGTACGTCGAAGCTGCTTGGCATCGACATGGGCAATAATGTGGAGGTGATTGCTAAGTTGCAAGCAGCTATGGCCATCACAAACGGTTTGACGCAGATTCAGAACCTGTTGCAAAAGGAGTCGGCCTTCATGCAGGGTGTGACGGCTGCGAAGACTGCTATCAATGCAACGGCACACGGCATCCTGGCTGGTCAGATCACAGCGGCCACCATCGCACAGCGAGCACTCAACCTTGCTATGAAAGCTGCTCCGTGGGCCATTGCTGCCACTGCCATCTATGCTGTGGTGACGGCCGTATCTAAGAGCAGTGAAAAGACCGACGAAGAAACTGCCAAGCGCAAGGCTGCGACCGAAGCTATGAAGCGCGAGAGGGCCGAGCGCGAGCGGTTGGCACAGAAAGTGCAAGCCCAGGCCGACAAGGTGAGTAGTGCCACGGGAGACATGATAGCCAAATATCGTGTGCTTCAGGAGGAGTGGAACACCCTAAAGACCAACCAGGAAAAGAACGACTTCATCAAGGACAATACGTCGGCCTTCAATGCGTTTGGCGCATCCATCCGCAACGCTGCCGATGCGCAGAAATTCTTTGTTGAGCAAGCAGACAAGGTGATCGAGGTGTTGCAAACAATGGCAGAGGCTGAAGCCTTCAAGGGCTTGCTGACCGACGCTATCAAGAAGAAATATACCACCGACCCGACGAAGGTTGACTACAATCAGTATGCACTCTCGACGAATGAGACAAGCGCATATTCACCGTCTCGACATTTTCCTTACAGGAATGGTGCCTATATGAAATATAGCGCTGCTGACAATCAGAAATATCTTCAGGACTTCATTAACTCCCATCAAGAGCTAAAAAATGCAGGCATCACCGCTAATGATTATTGGTCTGAAAGTACAAGTCAAGACATCAAATTCCATCTCAAAACAGCCAGTATTACAAAGGTACAAAATGTACGTAAATCCAACATTATACAAAAAGCGACTGATGAACTTGATAACGATGTAGAAAACTTCACCAAGAAGTATTCTGACAGCATCAAGAAAGTTCAGGAGTTGCAGGCCAACATGCCACTGTTCAACGGTGGTGGTAGCGGGAATGGTAACAAGACACACCAGACCGAGGAGCAAAAGAACACCGCCTTAATCACGAAGCTGGTAGAGGAGTACCAGAAGTTGTCGGATGCGGAGAAGACGGCTGACGAGACTCAGAAGAAGGGTATTGCAGACCGGAAGACGGCCATCCAGGGCGAGATCAAGGTGCTGACTGACCGCAACGCTGAGCTGAAGAAATTTGCTGACGAGGCGAAGGGCCTTGCAAATGTTAAACCCGTGGAATGGGTGAAGGGTCTGTCAGGATTCAATGCTCAGACAATGGGTGCATGGATGCAAGGTCGCCAGGGTGATTTGCAAAAAGTCGATTATGGCACCGCTGACTACAAAGCCATATCTGGCAACATCGCCGATATGACCGCCGTCAAGTCTATGCTGGATACGACAATCAAAAACGCCATCGACACCACCCAGATAGACATGACCCAACTGTGGGAGAAAATCTTTGGGGAGCAAGTGCCGCAGGGTGCAACTGCCAGTCTCGCAGATGCTTTAACCAAGATGTATGAACAGGCGTTTGACGAGACTGATATTTCTGACACCGCCATTCAGAGTTTAGTTGACAAGATCAATGAGGCGTTGGAGTCGAAGGGCATCAAGCTGAAGTTCGATGCAGATACCGGCGGTGTGTCGGAGTCGAAGATTGAGAAAAAATCTGGTGAAAACAAAAAAAAGAATCCATTCATCACAGAAAATGCCGATGGTTCAAAGTCTGTCAATCTTTCTAAAACGATGGATGGCGTTGCCAGCGGCATTACTCAAATGACCAGTGGCATCAAGGACTTGGGTATAAAAATACCATCAGGATTTGACAAGGTGGCTAAAGGTATCGGGGATGTGACTTCAGTACTGAATGGTATCACAACCATAGTATATGCTATACAGGCCATCGTATCTGTCATCGAGGGTGCTTCAGTACTTGATGCCATCATTCCGTTTGCTCGGGGTGGTATCGTTGGCCGTGCTGCCAGCGGATTGCTGGTAGGCACGCACATGAGTGGCGACAACCTGCGACTGCCCGTGAATAGTGGCGGTTATATCGGGGTCAACGACGGCGAGCTCATATTGAATCGTAGTCAGCAATTTGGGCTGGCCAGTCAGTTGCAGGATATTGACCGTCGCGGCACTGAATCGCAACCATACGTCACCGGCGAGGCCATCTATCTTGGTCTACAGAATTACACCCGCAGACGTGGACTTGGTGAGATGGTCACATCGAGACGCAGATAGTGCATACGGTAAACCCTCGACGCAAAGTCGGGGGTTTTGTATAAGACGATAAAACAAATAGATATGAAATGGTTGACATTAGACTGGATCAAGAAGCATTCGCGCCTCGATTTTGATTGCGAGGATGACTTGCTGGAACTCTACGGAGAGGCGGCAGAGGATGCCGTGCTGAATATTATCAATCGTAGTTATACGGAGGTGATGGAACATTACGGCGAGGTGCCGAAGGGCTTGTATGTGGCCGCACTGATGCAAGTGGAAGCGAGCTACAACCACCGTGAAGCGGCGTCGCCGCAGCAACTCTATGACGTGCCAGGCTTCAGCATTCATGTGAAGCCTTATATCAAATTGACTTCTGATAGTTACGGACAAACAAATACACAAGGATATGGCAGACATTGCAATCTTTAGGATCAATTACAAGAGCGACTTCATACTGACGCTCGAATCGGATGCGGGGTGGATGACTCCGTTCTGCATCAAGTTCTGGACGGGGGCACCCAGTCAGGCTTACTATGTGGGCTTCGACGGCGAGACATACACGCACTGTGCGCCGGTGGAGGATGAGCCTACCAAGTTACAGGTGCAGTTCGACGACCACTACCTGCCGTGCGGCAATCTGAAGTTCCAGATAGGCTACCACTTCACGGTGGCTGATTTCCCCACCTCGGTAGAGGATGAGGTCATCAACCAGGCGGCGGTGATCATCGACAACGACGGCACACCGATGCAGGTGATGCTGGACTTCACCGGCGAGACGGCTCCTGAGATTCAGTTCTCACTGCCTGCCTATG